ACAACGGGCATCCACGGAGATGTTGAATATATCTATACCGTTGACCTGAAAAGTAAACAAATAACCTGGAGAAGGCCATTAAAACGCCGTTATTAAACTACTTTAAAAACCATACCAATGAAAACAATAATAAAAAAAGGAAGAACAACAATAGGGTTTGTTTATAAGACAAAAGAAAATACCTATTTCTTTGCCTTTGGGAAGCCCACGGCAAGCAGTTACATTTCATTCCAATGCAGCAGCATGGATGATGGAATAAGCCGGGTAAAAGAATACAGTTATTAATCATTTAAAAACCAAACCATGAACTTAACAGAAATACAATTTAACAGAAAAAAGTTTGAAATAATCTGCAATGCAGCAGACAAGCTCAATGAACTCGATCAAATCAATATACTTGGTGCATTTGAAGGCAGCCTTAGCAGGCGGCTTTATGCCATTACAAAGCATTTTGAGGTCATGCAGGAGCAACTATATTCAGACCTGGTAAAGGCTGAAGCTAACATTTTGAAGCGCCGTTAATAAACTATTTAAAAAATACAGCCATGAACAAGTTAACAAAAGAACAACGGAAAGAATACTTTACATTAGTGAAACAATATAACAACGGTTGGCATTTATCAGATACCGACAAAAGAGATTTGATATGGCTAAACCATTTAGTTATGGAAAACTGTCACCAGATACACAATGATAATATGCTTAATTTAATATAACATAGACCCCGTATTGTTGGATCAGTGAAACGCCATTATTAAACTATTTAAAAAATACAGCCATGAAAAAAAGCCAATATTCCTGGTACGCTAAGAATTACGGAAAGGATAACGTATATGTCACAAGGCTAAGATTAATACGAGAACAGAATATAAACATTAAGAGCAGTCCGCAAATGTATGCTTATTATATGGCGGCGTATCTCGGCATTAACCTCGTCCTTTGATAATTCCCTCATCCAATCATTTGCAGCCTTGCTTAACCGCAGGGCTTTTTTTATATCAAAGCGCTGTAATTAAATTACTTACAAGGTTTATTTAAACAATCACTTTAATATAAATTAGAATATTAAACAATCTAACGGCTTTAATGCCTTATATGATATAGGATACCTTTAAAGTATTATCGTTCATTACAGGGCTTTATTTAAAGCCGTAGGCATATAAACAGCCCTTCCCTTATCCCTTCAGGTTGAAACGCCGAACTAAACTACTCCCAGGCACAACCATTACAACAAAACCAATAAAAACATTGCTTAATAGTCCTCAAAACTACAGCCCCTTCAAAGCTACAGCATTCTCAAAGCCGCAGCCCCCTCAAAGCTACGGTTATGGATTTAACCCTACAATCGAAGCGCCGCCACAGTTTTGATGCCGGTTTCTGGTCATTTACACCCTGACCCGCACCCCCTCGCTTGTAACCCGTTGATAATCAGTAAAAGATTTGTCATATAATTACTATTATGTTAAATAGAAAGGGGGTATACCCCCAGCGGACACCGCCCAGGCAGGGGTTGGGTATCCCTCCCACATTTTTCCCACGCACAATTTTTTTTATGGTTCGGGGGATTTTTTTTTTGGTAATGTGAAAAATTTTGTTTATATTTGTCTCTGTACGGTGCAAAACTATTAAAAATACAAGTATGGAGGGGGGGGTATGGTGGTGGTTTTCAGGGGCTTGGTGATTTGCATTAAAAGAATGAAAAAAACTAATTTAACTTAAGGCAGGTGGTCAATATAATTAGGGAAACATTTTGCGGGAGACCTTTTATTCTTGTTGGGTTTGAGGAGAGCCAGGCAATTACGGGGGCGTTTAGGCTTAGGGGTTATAATGCTTTTTCGTGTGATTTACAGGATTGTTCCGGGGTTATGCCTGAATTTCATTTAAAAATGGATATATTTCAAGCGATTGGTTTATGCAAATGGGACATGATTGTATTACATCCACCTTGCACTTATACTGCCCTGTGTGGCAATAGGTGGTATTGGAATAGTGAACTAAGAATTGAGGGTATTGAGCTTTGCAAAAAAGCCTGGAATGAGGCCTGTAAGGTGTGCGACCATGTGGCTTTGGAACAGCCAAAAACCATAATGCAAAAGCATATAGGAAAAAGAACACAGACAATACACCCTTGGCAATTTGGACACGGAGAGACTAAAGAAACGTGGCTTTGGCTTAAAAACCTTCCCGAATTAAAGCCTACCAATATTGTTGAGGGGAGGGAGAACAGAATTTGGAAGATGCCGCCATCTGAGGATCGTCAAAAACTACGGTCAAAGACCTATCTTGGAATTGCCAGGGCGGTGGCTGACCAATGGGGGGTTTATATTTTGAAATCCAATTTAACTTAAAGCAAAGGTTTAGATGAACAGTGTTAGGTATGTGGTTTTGTGGCACTTCGGGATATGCGAGGCGGATTTTTACAGTTCTTGCAGGCGTCAGGACTTGGTAATGGCGAGGGTATTGGTTTCTTATTTATTATTAAGTCGGGGTTATGGTTTGAGTGACATAGGCAGGTTTATTTGCCGCAGGCACTGTTCGGTTAGTCATTACAAGAAAATAATCAGGTACGACAGTTTATTTGAGCGCATTTTGGTTGATTTTTCGGATGCTATGGTGGGCTTTGGGATTCACGTACCGCAAAAACAGGAATATGAAAAAAGAATCGCTTGAAAGGATCAAACAGTTGTCCGGGCTTGGGATTAGCAAGCATGCGGCGGCAAGGATGCTGTATAAGGAGGGGTATTATGCGAATGTGGAATCTGCACGCAGGGCTATCAGGGCTTACGTTCACGGCACGCACATAGTTAAGCCAACGGTTCAGTGGAATGATGAGCTTCCTTTGTCGGAGGAGGGTGGTTATGGGGTGAAGGATGTTTTCGGTAAAGGCATATTGATGCTTTGTGATATTCACTTACCATTTCAGAAAAATGATATTATTCTGCATGCGCTGGACAATATTGATGATTGCGATACGATATTATTACAAGAGGTATTTGATTTTTACCAGTTGTCGAAGTTTGATAAGTTTCGCACGATTGCGGTTGTTCAGGAGCAGGATATGTTTTTTGAGTTCATGGAGTTTCTGCGGAGCCGGTTTAAGGGCAGGATTTTATTTCAGAGGGGCAACCATGATGAGCGTTACCAGTTGTTTTTTATGCGAAAGGCGAAGGAATTTGAGGGTATGACGGGGATGGAATTTGAAACAATCTTTGGTTTTAATGAGTTTGATATTGAGATGATTCCTTTGCGGAATCTTTTAAATTATCGGGGGTTATACATTGGACACGGACACGAGTTGGGGCGTGGTGGCATCCCGGTAAGCCCTGCCCGGACTTTTTTCATGCGAACCGGGGGCAATTTCATTGGGGGGCATTATCATCGCACGAGCGAATATATTGATCGCAACATAAAGGATGACATTATTGGCTGTTGGAGTGTTGGGTGTGCCTGTGATTTACATCCGATGTATGCGCCTGTTAATAAGTGGAACAACGGTTATGCTATTATTAAGCCGTTTGGGGATAATAATTTCAGGGTAAAGAACATAAAAATATTTTAGATGGAAGTCAACGACCTGGATTTGGATGTATATAATTTTGAGAAGACGGTAGATGTTGTCGATAGTGGGGTGTTTTACATTCGCATGGACGGTGGTGAGATGACCTATGTTTTGGCGTGTGATGGTGCTGCTTTGGTTGACAGCCTGTTGATTATAAAGGATTTGGAGCCTGTGCTGTTGACGGCGGCTTCTATAATTGTAAAGGATAAAAAAATAACGTGGAACGAATTTAAAAAATTTTCAAAATGACAAGAGTTTATATTGCAAGTCCTTATTTAAGGGGTGACAAGAAGGAGAACGTGATGAGGCAGATAAACGCCTTTCATGTGTTGGTAAATAACGGTTATTTGCCATTTGCACCATTGTTGGGGCATTATATTGACGAGCATTACCCGATGAGTTGGAAGGAGTGGTTGGCTTTTGATTTGAAGTGGCTTGAGGTTTGTGATTGTGTTTTGCGTCTTTCGGGTGAGAGTGATGGTGCTGATGCTGAGGAGGCTTATGCGAGGGATTTGGGCAAGCCGGTATATTATTCGTATGGGGAGTTGTTTGATGACAGGTTGGAGGTTGATGAGGCATTTACGGATCGTGTATAAATTCAGGTAAGATGGAGTTAAACAAAATATACAACGAAGACTGTTTGGATACGATGGCAAGGATGCCTGATAATTTCGTTGACCTTACAGTTACTTCGCCACCTTATGATGATATGCGAACTTATAACGGTTATAGTTTTGAATTTGAGAGCATAGCAAAAGAATTGTATAGAGTAACGAAAGAAGGCGGGGTTGTTGTTTGGATTGTAGGTGATGCAACTATAAAAGGTTGTGAAACATTGACTTCTTTTAAGCAAGCAATATACTTTAAAGAGATTGGATTTAATGTTGATACGAATATTTACCATAAACAAAACTACAAACCAATAAATGCAAAAAGATATGATAATGTCTTTGAGTATATTTTTGTATTAAGCAAGAATAAACCAAAAACATTCAATCCAATAATGGTGTCAAAAGCAAGAGTAAAGATTGAAAGCGGAAAATACAGGCAAAAAGATGGTAGTATGAAAACCAACATTAGAAAGGCAAATGAATTAAAGAAAGCAACCAATATATTCAGTTATTCTATTGGAGGGCATATTGCTGACAAGATAGCATTTAAACACCCTGCAATATTTCCTGAACAATTAGCAAAAGACCAAATAATGAGCTGGAGTAATGCTGGAGATTTAGTTTATGACTGTTTTATGGGAAGCGGTACAACTGCAAAGGCAGCAATTTCAGCAAACAGAAAATGGATTGGAAGCGAAATAAGTGAAGAATACTGTAAAATAATTGAAAAGAGATTACAGCCATTGTTGCACAATCTTTTTAATGTGCTATAACGGTAATAATAACAGCAGGCGGGACTGCATTAACCCGAAAGTAGCACCAAGTTTTCACCCGCTTGCTGTTATTTAATGTTAGGGTGCGTTTTAATTATGGAAACAACTATTTGTAAATGTGGAAAATCGAAAGTATCGTTTGATATTGTCGGTGAAGATTTATGGGTTGCCAATTTAGATAACTGCAAAAAAGAAAGAGATAAGAAGGCGGGTGAGGAACGTTATGTCTGTAATAATTGTAAAGAAATTGTGGATAGGTCTGATTATTATATGATGGTAGATTGGTCTTAAATGCACCCCAACTTGTTTATATAAACAACAAAAACTATAAATTCAGGCAGGAAACAATTAAATTTTAAAACATGAAAACAACAAAAATTAACAAATTAGATTTGGCAAACATGGTACTTCGTGCCATTGACTATTACACACCGAAACAAGAACCGGTTGCGGCCTTGCAATATAATGGCGGGGAAGATATGGCTATCGCTATTTCGGAAATGTGTGAGGGTTGTCATATTGAGTATGATGAAGCCGGAATGTTTTGCGGTTTGTGTGCATTTACCGAGGATGACCTGAAAGCAGGTGCACCAACTTATGTATATGAAGGTGACTATCTTGTGAGGTTTGGCTATGATGAGTTTGTGCTTATTGGCATGGATGAATTTGAGGAAAGGTATGAAATTTTTCCCAAATAATATGGATAAAATGGACTACAAAAATCTAATATCAAAAGGCAAAATCCTAAAAGTTATTATTTTCCCGGATTTTTGGATTGAGGAGGCAACGGAACAACTGATTACATAACAGTTTAAAGATGAACATTCTCTACAATCCGGCATACGGTGAATATTTTTCTTCCGAGGACAGGTATTGCATCCTTTTTGGCGGGGCAGGCAGTGGCAAGAGCCATGCAGTAGCCCAAAAGCACGTAAAAAGATGCACCAACGAGAACGAGAAGCATAAGATATTGGTGATTCGCAAGTTCAAGACCACCATTGAGGGGTCTGTATTCACGCTTATAAAGTCGGTTATCAGTGACTTTAACATTGGCAGGCACGTAAGTGTAAACAACACCAAGATGCAGTTTACCTTTTCCAACGGGAATGAGATAATCACCTCCGGGCTTGATGACCCCGAAAAGTTAAAGTCCATTCACGGGATTGGATTGAGGAGGCAACGGAACTTGAAGAAGAAGATTTTCAGCAACTGACATTAAGGCTGAGGGGTCTTACTGATTCTTATAAGCAGATAACCTTGACTTTTAACCCTGTTACAAAGGATCACTGGATTTACACGAAGTTTTTTGAGAACAATCACCCTAACACATATATTTGTTGGACAAATTACAAGCACAATCTTTTTCTTGACAAGGAATACATAGAAGTTCTTGAGCAGGAGTTCAACTACGATCCTAACATGAAAAGGATTTATGTTGACGGTGAGTGGGGCAAGGAGAGGACGGGCTGCGAGTTTTACGCTGCCTTTTCTCGTCAGCGCAATGTAAGACCTTTAAGGTATAACCCTGACTGGCCTATTCATTTATCTTTTGACTTCAATACTAATCCGTATATGCCTGCAAGTTTGTGGCATTTATGGCTTGAGGACGGAATTTACAATGTGGGTTGTTTTGAGTTGATATACCTGGAGAACCCCAGGAACACTACTGAGGAGGTTTGCATAGAGTTCAAGGAGCGTTACCCTGATTACAGCACGGGGATATTTGTTTATGGTGATGCTTCGGGCAGGGTCAAGCACCCTACGTCCAAGAGGCACAATTACGATATTATTGAAGCGGAGTTGTTTCAGTACATTCGCAGTTGGTCTGTGCGAGTGCCAAAGCGGAATCCATTTTTCAGCAAGCGCAGGAGTTTTATTAATAAGTGTTTGAGTGGTGGTTATCCTGACATCCGGGTTTCCATTGATCCGTCCTGTGATTTACTTTTAGCGGATATGGACAATGTTTTACAGGATAAGGATGGGCATAAGCTTGTAAAGTTGGGCAAGAACAAGGCGGGTGTTCCTTATGAGAAGTACGGACACTTTTCTGACACGATGGATTATTTGCTTTGTGCTGCTTTTGAGGATAAGTTTCTTGATTTTGGGAAGAAGATAAAATTGGATTCGTAATAGTGCACCTAACGGCGTTTGACGGTATGAAAAGTTGGGGATTAAAAGATATAAACTTTCGCACCGCTACAATGATAATAAATAATATAAACCTTCGGGAACACACACACGCCCCCAATTTTTTATACCGTGTGCTATGCCCCGTTTTATTTTTAAAATTATGATTTGGAACATTTTTAAAAACGTATTTCTTGGATTGTTTGGAGTTGCTGTAATTGCAATGGGCTTAACAATTACATCACATTTTGACGAAGGATTGAAAGAAGATAATTTTTCACTCGCTTATATGTCAATTACTTGGGCTGCTTACATTGTATGCAAAATTTATTCAGAGTATCGCTGTTCCCAAAATGGGGCATAACGGTCGAGGCTAAGAAACGTAGCCTATTAATCACGTTTCAAATTTGGTAGGAACTTTCAGGCTATGTTTTTTAGCCTTTGTTACCGCCAGTATTTTGTTTAACAATTTAAAATCAAATTATATGAGAAAAGACTTTCAAAAATTAATTACAAACCTTCAAGACGAAGGAATTTCGCAATACGGAATTACATTACTTGAAGGATTTGCAGTTTTGCTTGACAATGAAAATGAAAACAAAACTGCAAAAGCGATGAACGATTTTGCTTTTGCACAGTTGACTGAACTATGTCAGATGGTAGATAGGGGATGCAAACCAGTTGCTTTAATAACTGTGCGATTTGCAGAATATCAAAAAGCAATAAGAATAATTTATGATGAATATACATTACATGCGATGCCAAAACAATTAAATGAATCATTTATTAGCATAATGATTTTTAAAAATTATGATTTGCGATTTGTACTTGATTTGCTTCCAGATGAGCCAAAAACACCAGCTGACCACGCCTTATTAGGTTATCTTTTTGGATACAATACAGATGCAATTTGCAAATATATAATCAAAAATTGTGAATTAAATGAACCAAATTTATTGTAATGCCGTGTCTTAATATTGGCGGTAACGCAAAAGCATCGCCCGTTTTAATGGGCGATGCTGACCGTTAGCGGCAGTCAGTCGAGCGCAGCGAGACTTATTGC